TCTAGTGATGTGTGTCATCTGATATATCAATGAGTAAGGTAGTTTCTGTGCATCAGTTAATGCTCCTTCAATGTCCTTCTTAACCATAGTCTTATCAAATACCAATCTGTGTTGATTAAGTAGTGGTTCCATTGTATCAATAATACGTAGTTCCTTCTGCTTACTACTTCTTACCTCTTCTATGGCAGCAGGGTGTACCTTCTTTAAGATAGGTTGTAGTAGTTGATCAAACATCCCATCCCCAAAGTTACTCTCTGTATAGATTGTGTTTACATTGTGTACCTTAGCGATGTGAGCTAGCTTAAATAAGTTCTCATCCTTGTATCCACCTTGTAGGCCCCCTACATCCACCACATAGATCTTACCATGTAGGTACTTCATTACTGCATACCCCATCTCATCACTCCCCCTACCTGAGGGATCAATAGACATGATACTATAGTGATAGTCTGTGTAGTCTTCATCAATACGACCAGGACCAAACATACAGTCTCCTGTGAATCCAAGGTTAGGTAGATCAATTAAGTCCTTACGTTGTGAACTATATCCCATTGATATTGGACCCTTTATCGTATCAATATCTGATACGATTAGATCCTCCTGCTTCAATGGGTACTTATCTGCATCACTTAATGTTGTATCTAATTGATACTGTAGGTTGTAGTATGACTTCCCTACTGATGCTTCTCTCTCTAGGAGATCCTCATGACTAAACCTAACATCTGTAGGGTCACCTATGTCACCTGCTAACATCTCAATATATGGAGCTAATCTACCCTCATATATCATAGGATCAGCTGGTATTCTTGATGGCCATATCCTTACTAAGAACCCCTTGTCCACAAACCTATTATATACACTATCTCCTGTTTGAGGTGTACCTAGTCCTACGATAGAGGCATCCCCATCCGTCTGTAGGATTGAGTCGAACTCATTTATCTGTTGTATTATTTTCGCTCTCATCATTTCTGTAGCGGAGTTAATACTTGTTTCAACATCATCTGCAATCAGTAGTGAGGCTCTATTACCCTGGAGTGAACCAGTAATACCTAAACACTTAACACTAGGCTGTACAGTAGTTTCACAACCATTAACATCAAATGACATAACTGAGTTACGTTGATCTGATCTAGGTTGTAGGTGTTCCATCAATGGTACCGTAGCTAGTAGCTTATGTATGAATGTTGATATGGCTGTAGCGTGTGAACCAGATGCCGATACAATAAGTATCTTCTCATTAGGATTACGTAATAGTCTCCATCCTGCATAACATCCTGTAATGTATGTTTTACCTATACCCCTGAAGGCTTCAATTAATAATCTTCTATTACCTTCCTGTAGTGTCTTAGCTATATCCCTCTGTAGTGGTGTAGCATTTGGTAGACTAATACAATTAAATGTGTAGTCTAGGAAGTCTGGGAAACTCTGTACCAGTAACTTCATTCTTTCTTCTGTCATGTTATCTCCTTCTTTTTATATGCTTTAAATGACCATAGGAAGCACCAGGAGGGCATAACTATTGTTACCCTACTCCTAGTACCTCTTAAGACATTTAAGCCGTCTCGTACATCTCTTCATTAGCTGCGAACTGAGCTATTAATGATTGCATTGGTTTACTTTCAGCTATGTCAGCTGTAATCTCATTATCTTTTAAGAACTTAAGTATAGCACTTAGTTCACCTGGAGGTAGTACCTCTTCTGTCTGGTTTAGACGGCTGATAAAGTACTCAGCCATCTTCCCATGTAGCCCATCAAGGGCTTCTATTGTTGCTTTATTATTTGCCATTATTTAACCATCTTTCATATAGTCCTTTATTCTTATTACTAAGAGAGTCTATATTAATTTGGAGCTCTTCGTTATATTTCTTTAGGAGCTCAGGATTCTTAGCTATAAAATACTTACGTGCTTTATCCCTAATACTATTTATAGTGTTATTAATATACCACTTCTTAGTGCCTTTAACACTAAAGCCTATACCATCAACTGCTTTCTTATAATCCCTACTAGATAATACCTTATTAAGGTTCTCTTCTAGTTTAAACTTAGATTCAATTAACCTCTGTAGTCTCCAGTGATCTTTAGGTTCTAACTCAATAGTTGTACCTTTAAATGTAAGGTCCTTACCAAACTTACTGATAGGCATCTTAAGCCTCATTATCTCTTGTCTAACTTTACTCTTAGAAGGCTTACCAGCTTTAACACCAGCAATTGTTACATTCTCCATAGGTAGTCCAAAGATATCTAAAGCATCTCTTAAAGTGTTAGGAGCATATGCTTTCTTAAACTTCTCAAACACATCTTTAGCTTCTTTATGGTACTCACCTGCTTGTAGCCACCTAGAGGCACTAGAGTATGGAGCTAGTGTAGCTGTCATATTAGAGAAATATCCAGGGTCTTTATACTCAATAGCTTTCATTAAATCATCTAGCGATTTAACCCAAGTCTTATTCATAATATTATTAGTAAAGGCTGTAATTACTGCTCCAGATACCTCATCAAAGTGTTCATAGTAGCCTTCTTGAGTATCATAACCCCGTCTAACCATATCTTGATGGAACATATTAAGGTCAGCAGTAACACCTAAGAACATACCAATAGGGTCTGCTCTATTATATTGTATCCATGTATCACCAATCCTAACACTATTTTCAACTATACCAGCGGTCTTCCATGCTTCTCTTTCGTTAGCAGGAGCTGTACCAGTAGTCATACCATTATATGCTAGATACCCACCTAGTGCGTATAGTGATGTACCCATAGTCAGCTTAGCTTGTGCTAATGCTTTCCGTCTCCCACCAGCAGCTATATCATCAGTCATACGTTGTGATAACTTATGTATTCCAGGTGTACGTCTACCTACCCACTTAAGGATATTAACTGGTGTTCTGTAGAAAGGAACAATGAATTGTCCATATGGTGATGATGTTCTAGCTTTATCTATATGGTTAAGTGTTCTGTTGATAGCTGAGTCTGTTTGAGCTCCTCTAATCTCTTCTTGGAATGTGTATTCCCTAGAGCGTTCTAACGCTTCAAGATGAAACTTACCATCATTAGACTTGATGTGTTTATTAATTAAGCCTTTAGCTTCTGTTGATAGCTCAGAGCCCTTCTTCATAAATAAAGTTTGATGTGCTAACACTACCTCCCCAATGAAGTCTTGTTTAGCTTGTCCAGTTAAACCTAACTTATTAGCTTCTCTAGTTGCTATATATGTTATCTGTCCGTTATATATACTACGTTTAAATAAATCATCTGTAAATCCTAGTGCGTGATAAGGTGCTCTAATAACAGCTCCAGCAGTATCAATTACTTGGCCTAAGCCTTGTTTAATAATACCAGCATTAGCTGTGTCACCTAACATATACTCTTTACTAACAGCTCTATATGAGCCTGTATCATACTTCTGGAAACTATCTAAGTAACTTTCTTCTAAGGTGTCTTCAACTACTTTAGCTCCATACTTACTTTGTTTAAGCGCTTTACCTAAACCTTTAAATGTTTCTCTAGTAGATGTAAACATACCATTACTTAAAGCATTCAGCTCGTCCATAACAAATCTATCTGTAGCTCCAGTAACCTTACCAATAGCACCAGCCATATAGTATTCAACACTACGTAGAGCCATAACACTAGCATTACCTATAACATTCACTCCTAATGTAACAGGAGATGATAGGATACCAGCAGTACGTGTCTCTAATAATACGTTAGCTAGTTTTGTTAAGAAACCATCCGCTGCATCTAAATCAGCCATAGTCTTATGAAGTGTCACTTCTTTCTCAACATCAACAAAATCCTGTAGTGCTTTATGTATTCTAGTAGCTGTGGCAGCATCGATAAATTTATCTAGCTCTTTATTTAAAGCATCAGGAGCAAACTCAGCTACCTCATCTATAGCTGCCATAACATCTTTAGGTATGATACCTATACGTCCAGCGGCTGTGGTTCTAGCACCAGCAACTTGTACTGCTTTAGTTCCTCCAGCTATTGTCCATAGTTCTTGAAACTCTGATAAAGACTTTAATAGTTCGCCTCTATCTGTAGCGTCTACTTGATTAATTCTAGTACTAATAGATTGTATCTTATTGGCCATTACTTTCTTCATAGCTATTAATTTAACATCCATATCTTCAGTATCTTTAACTAACTGTGTAGCGAAGTCTAGATAATCATCACCTATCTTTGTAACTAATATATTAGCCTCAGCTTCAGTTAACTCTTGAGGTTTAACTCCAGTTTTAAAGTATTCCTCAAACTCACTAGACTTAGTCATTGATTCTAGAATAGATTTACTGGTATCATCTACCTCTACCCTAGAGTAGTTAAAGGCTGTTTCTGGAGGCTTAATGCCATCTACTATTTTAGTAGGGTCTACTTCTACGCTACTAGGTACTACCTCCTCTACAGGAGCTTTAGCCTGAGGTACAATAGCTTCATCAGCTACACCATCAACAGTCTTAATTACTTCATCACTAGTCTTATTAGCCCATAGCACAGCTTTACTTGATTTATATCCAGCAACAACAGTCTTAATCATTGCTTCAGTAGCTACACCCATTAAAGCACCCTCAATAACATGTTTAAAGTTATCTTCAAATACTGTATCACTAGGGTCGTGTTTAAGGTATTCAATTAAAGAACCCTGTACATCAGCATCAGATAATACATCTGCTAATCTACCATCATCTTTATCCCATATCATGAAGTCCATACCAGCACCAGCAACCATAGAGCCTGTAAATGTTGTACCTCCTACTCCTCTAGTTGTTAGTATTGCTGACACAACTTGACTACCTGTCTCAGCTATCTTACCTGCTTGTGTAGAGGGCTCATCAATCATGTTTAGAACAGACGTAGCAAAAGGAGCTAGTTCTTCACTAGTCCCCTCATAACCTAAGTAGTGTCCTAAGTTAGTTGCTGAGTTCTTTAAGTTCTCAAAAGGCCCTCTAGCTAATCCTCTACCTATCTCAGCAGTTGTAGACGGCTCTTCCTCTACTACCTGCTGTGGCTGCCTAGTAGCTACAAACTGTGCAGCTAGTTCTTCGTTACTTAGTTCCATCTACAAACTCCTGATAAGCAGATAAGAACTCAGGATCTTCTACTTTCATAAGTTCTGTATTAATATATACATTCTTGAAAGCTTCGTTTCTACCTAACTCTCTACCACCACTATATACCTTATATTCCTTCTCAACTGTTTCCCAGTCTTCTTCTAATACAGCCTTAGTGAATCCAGGGAACATTGATAATACTCCGTTGAACTCATATAAAGCTAGCATATCTTGTTGTTTATTAGTTAAGTCTCCCCACTTAGTATCATACTTCTTTTGTATAAACCGAGCGGCTCTCTCCTCATGCTCTACAATATCCTTCTCTAAGATAGTTTCAATCTCATCATCATTTAAACCATCTTTATAATTAATACCGTGTATTGTGCCACTTTCTAGTTCAGCATTAGTAAGCTTATGTCCATACCCTATTGTATCATTACCGCCTTCTACTGACGTATGTGGCTCCCATAATCCAGTAATAAAGTCTCTACCTACTTTACTATTATTCTCTGCTCCTTTTAAGAAGTCTTTCATTACTCTATCCATACCTAGCTCCTCATCTGCTTGTAGTGTTGTTGGTGAAAACACGTCTACCACACTATCCATAATACTTGATGTAGGCTGTAGTTCAGAAGCTTTAATTGAGCCATCTTCTAAGCCTTGTCTAATCTCATCTGTTGTAGCTGTCTGTAACCATTCTTGTTTATCAAGTCCTGTACGCTCTCCTCCTACATCAGTAGTTGGTATAGGTGTTCCTATCTCTTGGCCTTCTTCATCAAAAGCATTCTTAACTTGTTGTACAATGTCTTTCTGCTCTTTAATTACTTCCTTATATGGAGGCAATACACCATTCTCTTGTTGGTAGTTAATTAAGTATGAATTCCATATACCATCATACATAGTAACCTTAGCAGCATCTTGTGGGTTCATAACAATACCAAACTCATTAATCTCAGCTACTTGTCTTCTACCTGCTTTCTCTAGGTCATTAATACCATTCTTTAATAGAGATATACCAGTATCCTGTATCTCTTCTTCATGTTTAACAGCTGAAGCAAAAACTTGATTATATTCACTCTTAGTTAATGTAGATTTCCACATATTTAAAGCTTCTATAGATAATTTACCTGTTGATGCTAATACCTTAGCTTTACTAAATAATTCAGGATTACTAGTGTGAGCATATCCTGTCTCATCTTTAGCATTGTCTAGTGCTGTCTCTAGTGTTTTAAATTGTGTTAGTGTAAACATATCTTGATTATTAGTAATGTCCTCTTGTGCTTGAACCAGCTCTTCAGGAGTAACATCATCTCTATATAATGTAGCTAATAGACTCTTAGATGTATTCACAGCTACTTGTTTATTTGCTTTAGTCATTGCTGTTGTTCTAGCAGTCGCTAATGTAGTTAATGAAGACTCTAGTCCATCAATCATACTACCATATGTAGGATGTGATGCATAATCAACACCATCTTTTGTTATAACTTTCAACCGTGTATTAACAGCCTCTTGCCAATCATAGTTAGGATCTGTCTGTGCTTCTTCTTTAATGATAGCAGCTACAGTCTTAACATATATCTCTCCAGCTTGTGCATTACCTACATCATTTACTGTTTTAATAGTGTCTATCATATTAGCGTGTGTTTCATTATTCAATACATCAGTCTTAAGACTACTAATAGTAGCTGTCATTAATTTATTTTCTTGTATCTTTAATAAGGCATTATTATTAGAAGCTTCAAACTTATCAGTAGCTCCTGTAAAACCTTGTAGCCCTCCTCTAAGGAAAGCATCAGTAGTGTCTGCGCCTCTATAGTTCTCTAACCAATTAGACATACCTTGTTGTATATGTTGATTACGCTGCTCTAGTGGTAAGTCATTAGCTTCTTTAATTAGCCTTTGTGCCTCAGCATTACCAACCCCTTTACCTTCTACAGCATCAAAGATAGCTTTTCTCTTTTGTGTCTTATCTTGCTCAATAGATACAATCTTACCAGCTGCTTGAGCAGCCATACCAAATGCCTCTGCTAATTTAGCACCATCTGATTTAACTGGAGCAACAGCAGGCATATTAACTGTTTGTGTTCTACCTGATCCATATTTACCTAAAGGTACCTCAGTACCTCTTCTCTTATTTAATTGTGTTCGTTGTTCTCTTGGCATTATTCTTTCTCCTCCGCGTGTATAATTCTATGACAGTTAGCACATACAAGTATGCATTTGTCTATTTCTTTTTCTGTGTATGCCTCAGCTCCACATTTTTTACACTTTCTTAATAGCATCCTCAGATACCTCCTTATTATTATTTTATTTATTTAATATATTGACCGTAGCCAGCAAAACTACCAGTACCAGTACCAGCTAGTTCAGGTGTAGCTGCTCCGCCACCTCCAAGCATATAACCCTGAGCACCACCAGCAGCAATCTGCAGAGCTGCATCAAGTCCTGTTGACTTCTGTGACTCTGCTTGATTAATACTACTTTGTGTTTCTAGATATGTTTGCTGTGACTGCATACCTATAGTACGTAGTTGTGCTTCTTCTTTACTTATAATTGTACCTACATCAATAGCTTCTTGCATATATACATTAGCTAACTCTCTTAATGGAGATGCCCCAGCTACACCTGATTCAGCTGCTGCTGCTCGTATTGATGCTTGTTGTCTTAATGACTCTCGGGCTTCGTTAGTAGCTTCTAGTCCTGCCTCAGCTTGTACTTCTTCCATCTCCTGTGCTCGTTGTTGATTCATTACGTTTTGTCTAGCTACTGCTGCTGCCTGTGCATCTTCCGCTGCTTTGTTTGTTTCGCTTATTGACATCGCTGTTGATGCCATCATTATCCCTGTCATGAACCACGCCATGTGTGCTCTCCTTCATTATATATCTATCTTCCAATATAGCATCATTAGTTTCATTGTCTTCATTAACATGTATTGTCATCCAAATTGTATCTTCGAAGATATACAATAGCTTCTGACTCCCTGCTAATGATTCAAAGGTATAAGGGGCTTTGATATCTTGTATCTCACCGCCTATCATTACCTCACAATGTCCCTGTAGTATTACATTTAGATGTTGTGTTTTGTGTTGTTTACCTACTATTAAGGCGCCTGCTGGCATGTGTATTGTACGTGTATATATACCTTCTGAGAAGTTATGTTCTACAGGACACTCCACTTGTTCACAATTACTTAATTCCTTTTGGATGCTTTGTAACATAGTAGACTCCATGGTATTCCCCTCCTAGTAGTTGTGAATGGTGTTCTAGGAAGTTAATCCCTTTACTAGTCATGAAATATATATGGTCTCCAAAGATGTCCACATAGTGTTTATATAACTTATATAGTTCCCTATTGTTACCTTCTGTATATACAATGTATACACCATCTAACCCTATTATGTCTAGGGCATTAGCTAAGACCATATAGGACTTAGCATCATCACTTACTATTGTTGTTGTCATTATCTTCTTCATGGTACTCCTACCTCTTGTTGTTATTATTTTGTATAGAAAGCTACAGTAATCTTACAATCACTTGGAGCAATAATACTAATACCCTCACCAGCTACTACATTCCTAACACTAGGGTTCAATTCACTTACGATAATACCTTGTGCAGGAGAACCAGTTGGTATTGCTGCTGTAGCCCCACCATATGATACAAAGAAATCACCTGTACAAGAAAAGATTATAAAGTCTGCTCCTGGTGGTACTATTCCTGATATGGCTGTATTAGCTACTAGGTCTCCTCCAAATACTGTATCAGAGAAGCTAATGCTTCCTGTTGATATTCTATTGTTGGTTCTTATTGATAGTTCTGTCATGTGTTACTCCTTTATTATTCATCATTTACTAATTCCTATTGTATACATAAGATACATAACTGTAGCAGCTACTGCTGTCATTAGTGCTCTCTTTGCTACGGCATTAGGAACACCTTCTATAGTTTCAATCTTACCTTCAAGTTTAGATGTCTTGTCTTTTAAGTATTCAATCTCTCTCTTAACAGCATCACATTCGTGTGACTCACACATAGTATCTTTTATCTCTAGTGCTAGCTTATCTATATTCTTTGTAGTTTGTTCTTGCATTACTACAAGCTTAGTAGTTACTTCTACTAAGTTGTCTACTTTTTGTTCTAGTGCTCCACTCATATTATAGTGCCTTTAATCCTTTACCTTCTAGTGAAGCTAATATGTCTTTTACTAATCCAGAAGTTACTTCATTAGTTGAATACCCTTCTAGTTTCTTTAATCCATATACTACAAGTCTTGTAGCCATACGCTCCGCTATTGCTTTCCACATAACTCTACCAAGTAAAGATAGTATAGTTTCTTTTAGCACCATATATAGTATTTGTGTCATTTGTTACTCCTAATAAATTCTCTTGCTCGTTCTAAACTACCCATTAGTAGTCTCCTTTTTTAAAGTTCTTATTATCTTTTTATTATCGTCTAGTTTCATTTTTACCATCTCGTATTATATAATAAATTTAGTACATATAGTATAATAGGAATTGCAATTGTAAATAATAAGTCTTTCCAATCAAATCCACCATACACTATCTCATCTTTTATTTCTTTACCTACAGCAAATACTACAGCAAGTATTAACCCAACGATAGGCATCCATATAGCGCCTAGTCCGTATAATGTTAGACCTACTGCTATGTGGAGTGCTTTATCGTGTGGAATTAACTTTGCTAGTTTATTTATCATTATTACGCAGAAAAGTTCTAGCTGCTTTTCTTTTTTCTATTACTTCAGTTGGCACTTCTTCATCTGTTTCCATCTTTCTAGCGTAGTACCAGTCTGTAGATAACAAATATGATTTATACTCTGATATAGCACTTGCTAAATCTAACTCTTCTTTGCTAACTACTACCTTATTATCAAATACTGGTAAATTGTGTTCATTGAACGAAAGCGCCTTATCTTCTGGCACTTTCTCAAAGAATGCTTTTACTCTCTCATCCATACTATCTATTGTTGTTTTACTCTCTGCGAAAACTTCTGTTCTTGTTTTTGTATCAAAATATCTCATTATTTCCATCTCCCTATTGATGTTATTTGTACTGCTGTACCAAAATTATACGTAGTTGGAAGTAGTACCCATAAATACCCCCCTGAAGAATCATCAACTCTTAATTTTGTCATATAGGCAGAACTAGCAGAACAAATAGGCTTAGCTTGAAATGTAGCTGGAAAAGAAATTACTTGAGCATCACTTATATACAAGTTACCGTTTACATTATTAGGAGCCTTACTTATAACCTCTTGTGTACATATCATAGTACCATCGGCATACTTTATTATTGTACCAGTTGCATTAGTGGTTGTTAAAGCTGTAGTATTTAAAGAAGACTGTCTTGTACCACTACCTACAAAAGCAATATAATCAGTAGTGTCGCCAGTTCCTTTTTGGAAATAGTTACTGCCCTCATAGATTAGAGTATCTTCTACATATACACAATTTACATAGCCATACATAGAAGCAATACCTTCAGTATTAGTTATTGTATTACCATCAACTAAAGCTCCGTATATACTATTTAATGTCAATGCTTTATCATACCCTACTGAAGTAGCAACTTTTCCTATATTCTTTATACTATTGTTACTTATGTTACTATAATTAAAATTAGTTAGGTACATACCATAACTTGGTAAGTTATTAATGTTATTATTGCTTATGTTAACGGATGCAGCTTTATCATAAAACTTAGCATCTAAATCAACGTATATTCCTCCGCCATTCCAATATGAAACAGTATTACCAGTTATATCTAGCGATTGTATAGTTACTTCTCCAACTTCTACACCAGTAGATGCCACCTCTATTCCTGCCACAGATAAGTAAGTAGAATATCTACCATCAGCAAAAGCGTTTGCAAGTAAGTTATTATCTGAAATTTTAAGTTTACCCCAAATTTCTTTAACTTTTATACCTGATAAGTTACAGTCACTAGATTCAAATCCAGTAAAATCAGCATAGTTACTTCTATATTCATTAAATGAAACTGTATTATTAGATATGACCAATGAAGTATAACTAACTCTATCTTCTACAGAATTAGATACCCAAAAACCTAGGTCGGTAGTAGTTACACCTTTAGCAGATATAGGAGAATCTGCTACATCATTAAATCCTGATATTGTATTTCCATCTATAATACAACTGTAAGTATCATCTATAAAAATACCTCCTCTATGTGGATGCTCAGTCCATACAGTATTTGAGGTGTGTAGATAACCGTGATTTACAATAGTGTTGTTGCTTATAGTAATAGAAGAATTAAGCCCATACACTGTATCACCGCCTCTTGCAGTTATCCCAGCTGATTGGCATTCAATTACAGTGTTGTCAGTTACAGTTATATTTGTACAGTTATTAATAACACCTATCCCTTGTGAAGATAATCCTTTTACAGTATTACCATATACCATAGAATTATCGCTATTTTCAATCATAATGCCTTGTTGGTCATTCCAAGATGTAGATACTTGTCCATCATATTCTCCACCATTTCCATACGGCGACTCTCTAAAGTTATCGTGAATACTACACTGACTAGAAAACTGCATATGAATACCACCATCTCCACTACGATATATGTAGCTATTACTTATAGATGACAACTTTGCAGAATTTAAAGTAGCTGAAAAGTAGCTACAAAATCTAGCGTTAATACCTTTTATATGACAATCTGTAGGGTTAGAATCATAACTAACAAAACTACTCCAGTCAGTATAGAAAGGCTCAGCATTCTTACCTACCATAATACCATAAGCCACTTTGTACAAATTGACATTCTCTATTTTCACATCTCTACAACTTCTAACATGGATAAAAGGTGTATAGCCATCTACTGCACCCATACCATTCATTGGGAAATCCTCATCTGAGTAGTCAAGCATAAGCTCATCAGACAGAGTAGCACTACCAGTGATAGTCACATTTTCTGTTTTATCTAAATCAAAGCCAGAAGGATAATAGTGTGAGCCAACAACCCCTTGCTCTGTTCTTATGATTGTACCATGTAATTCTAAAGTTGTATCACTTAATACACTACAATATCCACTTAAATATGTAGTTAAATCGTCTGGATGTAAAATACTTCCCTTTAGTTTAAGAGCACTATGAATAGCTAGTGTATTATCAGTATTATCTTTAGCACCGAACCACTTAACATTTACTGCACCATCATATTGTCTAACCCATCCATCAAAGATAGTACCACCATTATTAACACCACTTTGTGCACCATCATAATTAAATACACCACCTCTATTACTATCTTTTACAATAGCTGTAGTATTAATCTCTTTATTCGTATTTAATAATAGTAGTTCATCTATATCAGCTACTACTATTGCACCCACATTACTACCATCTCTGGTAGTAATCTTATCTATTATTAATTCACTCATTAATTAATCCTTATTATCATTTAATATTAATAATATCTATTCTTACTGCTTAATGTAGTAAATGTATGATATTTCCTGTATGCTGCGTCTGATGTACCTGTTTGTCCTTTTATATTAAATTTCAAATCATTAGCTACTAACCCTGTTAAACCTGTAATTTCTGTGTGATCGTACACTCCTGTAAAACTATTCCAATGAGTCACAGATAAAGTAGTATCATCTACTACAGCTATTTTTATGTCAAACTCTACATTTTCATTTATAGTACCTGACCATAAATTATTTACTAGTGTGTGCTCAGTAGCTCCTATATTTAATGTTAATCTACCATAGGTAGTACCTGATGCACTATTATAAGATAAAAAACCTTTCCAATTATGTATAACATCAATTCTAGGGTTTTTTATAATAGAGCTACACGATGTTTTGTAAGCTGTGCTACTTGAATTAAATAAAGGATTGTTTGTAGCTGCTATAACTACATCATCCTGAAAATCATTATTATTTTTACCAAATACATAATCTTTACCTCCTAATGTACCTGTACTTGTAACATTAAGTATAGTGTTACCTCTTATTTTACATATATTATCTACAGACATTGCTTCAATATTTATACCATAAGAATACCCCCCTGCATCAATAGTATTATTTTCTATTATAATATCTGTATTAGGTACATCTTGAGGGTTGTTTGATGTAGAATTACCATATTTAGTATAAATAGGTAAGTTAGCACTACTACCTCCTGTCATTTTTATTGTATTATTAGATACCCTACCATTAGATAAACCTTTTATACCAATACCCCTACTAGTGGATACAATTATATTATTGGATACTATGGTATTCCATCCACCACAAATAAGCTCCCCACCACAATAATTACTATCTAATATTATATTATTTGCATAAGCATTAAAAGCAATAGCACTACCTGTCACTACATTATTAGAAACTATAAATTTATCAGCACTACTGCCTCCCTCAGAGTAAGCAATAGTAGGGTACTTTATCTCAATACCTTGTAGGTTATCAATACACCTATTACCTATACATTCCCCATATCTACCACCATTATAAAGGTCTATACCATCTCTACCATTGTCATGACAATAATTAAAATTCACTTTTACAAAGTTGGTAGAGCCCCCTCCTACTTTAATACCCTCTCCATCACAATTATATACTTCATTATTCTCTATAGTAATATTACTAACATCAACTAGATCCATACCATTATTAGAAGCTACATTTTTTACTACATTATGTCTTATAGTAGAGTTATAACCTATACCACCACTAAGCTCACCTGAAGTTCCATGTTGAATTTTACCTACTTGACATCCGTTAAATTCACAAAACTCGATAATAGTATCATGCCCTACTGCATGTTCCTCACTATAAAAAGTACCTGTACCTGAGATGTTTTTAAATATCATACCTCTGATAGTAATGTACCTGCTAGATAGATGTAAAAAACCATCTCCTACTGTAGTAGTTAAAGTGCTCCCATTTTTACTAAATAATACATTTCTTTTATTTAAAACTAGAGTATCAGATAAAGTGTAGTTGTCTGAAATTTCTACCACTAAACTTACACTAAGGGCAGTATTTAAAATATCTGTAACATCTGTATCTACTGTAGCACCAAACCACTTTACATTAACACTACCACTATAGTTTCTAATCCATCTACCATCTACTATACCAGTAGCTTCAATAATAGTACCGCCATTATCATCTTCAATAGAAGTACTATCCCAATAGAAAGTACCTCCACCGCCATCACCTTTACTATAGTAGCCTAATACTTCTACTGTAGCATTAGCTTCTATCTCAGTATTTAAGTTCTTCATATTAGCAATACTATCTACTACTACAGAACCAATCCTATCTCCATCCAAGTTTAATACTTGGTTTGTTTTAATTGCACTCATATTGTTCCTTTCTCATTATACTACAGTCCATGTAGAACCTTCAGGTACAGTTACAGTTACACCTTCATCTACAGTTACAGGTCCTGCACTGATAGCATTATAATCTTCTGTAATTGTCTTATCTGATACTATTCTTTTATTGTGTTGAAACATACCTTGAGAAGTTGTATTGCCAATAGAGCCAACTCCTTCTTCAATAAGGTCTGCAATACCTGCTACCGCTTCAATATCTGCTAGTGTTTGAGTATTAGCTAAGATATTCATATCCTCTAATACCTCAACAGCTGCAATTGTATTAACATCTAATATGTTATCTGCTACTGTTTGTATAGCTGCAACACTTTGTGCTGCTAGAACCACATTATCCATATTAGCCGCAACTATACCTGCATCTGTAGGTGTTAGTAACAAGTCATCAGGTGTTGTACCTACCTGTAGTGTTAGTGTACCTTCTGCAGGGGCAGTGTGAAACACCGCTGCATTGTTAATTAAATCATAGTCATCTGCACTTATAGCTACACCATCAAGGTATATTTTAAGATGGCTCTCACTTAATACATTTAATCCTATTGTAAATATTCTCTGACTACCATTTGAAGGTAGTACTTTATCACTTACCATTATA